TCGCCACCACTCACGTTTTAGAATAGCACCTTCTTCTGACGTTGGGTTTTGCATCCACTGTGCATTCCATTTACCAACGGGTAGTGTCGCTTGAACCTTCTCTAATTCATCTAACTTCCAATACTCCGGCCAAACCGGTGCAGCTTCTTTTGTTCCTTGGTCCATGATTGCTGGAAATTGGATCACGTGCCATTGGTCAGCTTTAGCTTCTTTCTGATTAGCAACTAACAGTCCTGTTAAATCTTTCTGTGACCAACGTGTCATAACCAAAACTATTTTACCGCCTGGTTGCAAACGTTGTCTTGGACCTGATGTATACCATTCATAAGCCGACTCCATAGCTGTCTTAGATTGTGCATCTTGTTCAGAGTGAGGATCGTCAATGATTAGTAGATCCGCGCCCCGTCCTGTAATAGCTCCACCTACACCGGCTGCAAAGTATTCGCCGCCATCAGAAGTTTCCCAACGTCCTGCAGCTTTAGAATCTTCTTGTAGTTTTGTTTTAAAAACTTTTTGATAACTTTCTGAGTCAATTAAGTTTTTTGCTTTACGGCCAAACCTTACAGCTAACTCGCCCGTGTGCGTTGCTTGAATGATCTTGAGCTTTGGATCACGGCCCACCATCCAGGCTGGCAAGAGATAAGATGCAAATTCAGATTTTGTATGCCTAGGAGGCATGTTAATGATCAGACGATTTATTTCACCATTTGCTAGTTTATTAAACTTGTCTGCAATATGTCTATGATGCGAGCCTTCAATAAAATCTGGCCAAACACATTTTACAAAAGACATAAAATCATTCTTTGCTTTGCCTTGTATTTTCTTTTGAGTGTGAAGTAATCTTAATTTCTTAAACTCTTTTCGAACGTCAGAAGGTAGTTTATCTATATCTATATTATTAAAATCCATAAAAATTTTGCAAAAATTTTTTTCAATTTTTGTTTTCGTCGAAATGATTTTTATCCTGTGTGACTGTCTAAATCAAGGCATAAAGGCTAATGTAGTGGGACCCCTTTTTACAAAAAGGGTGGATAGGGTTCCATGATCCTTGGATTTTGGAAAACGGTCCGGGACCCCTCGGCCCCCCGAAGGGGGGCCGAGGGTCAATGACCACAAAGGAAATTAACTGGACTTATAGCCCTCTATTCCTAGCCATAATATAAACACCAGGAATATTATTGAGAGCCCCATAGGGCTCTCAACAAATAATATATTTAATAATTCTAACATAATTAATCCAATAACGTCATATATGCACCAGGGTTCAATCTACTAAATTTACTTAATCCTGCCTGCATTGTTTTCCAGTCTTCGTTAACTTCGGCTGTCTTTATTTGATCATACAAGATTGCCTCCTCATTAGTTAACATCTCTGATTGACCAGAGAACGGGTTTGTTCTTTTATTTTTTCTCATTGCCATTGTGTATCCTTTCGTTATGGCTATCCTACAATAAATAGGATAGCCAGTCAAGTCTTTTATTGACTTATTTGTTTTATCTTAGAAGTATCCACAATCCAAGCAATCCCAATCTTTTTAGTTGTTGCGTCAAGAGACTGGATTAATTGTTCAGGTGTTCCGCTTTCCATAACTGTATCAATCGCTTTTTGTTTTAGGTCCTCAAGTTGTTTTAACTTCAATCCTTCAGGTCTTTTTCTTATTTCACGATCAACCAGTTCTCTTGCCCAGTCTTTCAGTTGTTCTTCGCAATCGGACAAAGACAACCTTTCATCTTGGTGTCTGAAATTATAATTCAGTTCTTTGTCTTTTTGAGTGTCCGCTTTTTTCTTGAAGAAGGTCCTTGCTTTATCTCGTACCGCTTCAAGTTGCGCTTCCGCCTTCTTAAACTCATTTAAGATTTTATCAGCGCCCATTTTTTTAGCTAACCTTCCTACTATTTGTTCAGTTGCGTCAGCTCTATATTGTTTTACCAACAGTTCCTGTTCTTCAATTAAAGGATTGAAATTTCTTCTCACCTTTGCCTTGAAGTGGTCTAGTTGATATTTTGTCATTGTTTTTGGCATTGTATTATCCTTTCGTTTTTTTAATAATGATTGAAGCGATTAAACGGCCTCCATAAAATTGAGCTAAGGTAATTAAACCTCCCCAAAATAAGATATGTAAAATTGCTTCTATCATTTTTTAATTATCCTATATTATCCTATTGACATATTGTTTGTCAAGTGTTATATTTAATTGTGATTTGCTCGTAAGACGAAACTTAGGTTATCGGTCTAAGATAAGCGGATCACCTTTCGTGGTTCAAGCTTCTGGGTTAGGAACCCCCTAGGAGCCCCAGACTTGAGCCCTGATCCATCCGACCTGGAGGCTTACCAGGGAGAGAAGCCGTGGATGGATCTGGGGTCAAGCGTGAAACTAGCGTATGAGTGAGATGGTCTGGGTAGTTTGCCACCCTCACTCTTGACCAAACTTGAGCCCTGATCCAGTGTAAATTAGCCTAAAGTGAAACACGCTGGATCTGGGGTCAAGTGCAAGCGCAATTGGTATTACTGCGCTTGGCCAAGGCGATACAGTAATCCTGTTACAACGCGTGATGGCGTTGGCTAAAGAACTGGAATAACAAGTGACCTGCCGCCGCCGGAAATAGCCGAGCGGCAAGCCACAAGCGGCAAGCCTTAATTTTGCCACAATGTAAACGTATAAAGGAATTAGAAAGTATGAATACAAAACAAGCTTTAAAATTAGTCGGCGGTTTATCTAAGCCCTCAAAAATGCCTGGCTGGGCCTACGGTCTACCGGCCAAAGAATGTAAAACAGGTTCTAAACTTGTAAAAGTTAAAGGCAGCACGTGCGAAGGCTGCTACGCTCTTAAGGGCTGCTATGTTTTCAAAGTAGTACAAGAAGCACAGTACAGGAGACTCGCCTCAATTAAACATGATCTCTGGACCGGGGCGATGGCTCTTTTAATTAATTCTAAAAAGTCGAAGTGGTTCAGGTGGCACGATTCAGGGGACGTTCAAGATCTAGATCATTTAACAAAAATTTTTGCTGTCTGTAGGTTAACACCAGAGACAAAGCACTGGATGCCAACGAGAGAGGCCTGGGTTAAAAAGTACATGGACCAATGTCCAGAAAATTTAATTGTAAGATTTTCCGCACCGATGGTAGATCAAGCGGCCCCAGATACCTGGCCTAACACGTCAACGGTTGAATCTCCTGGAAGCATGAGAGCAACCCACATACAAGGTAGCCAGCGTTGCCCGGCTCCAACTCAAGACAATGAATGTAAAGACTGCAGGGCCTGTTGGGATCCTGAAGTTAAGAATGTAGCATATGGCCAACATTAGCAACAAAGCAAAAATCCTAACAGCTAAAGTCATAGAAGTTCATGATCAATGGTGCAGGGACAACGGTTATCCAGTTAACAAAACCAAGCCTCAAGCAGGAAGGCCCAAGCGCCAAGCTTCAAGCAATGAAAAAAGCAACAAGCAATAATTTTACGGTAGACGCGTCAGCGCTGCATAATGAAAATACAAAGAGATTTGTAGAGGGAGCTAAGAGCCAAAGTTCTCAAGCGTCAAGCCGCAAGATTCAAGCACCAAGCAACAAGCGTCAAGCCCCTTCGCCAAAGGTTCAAGCGCCAAGCCGCAAGCGTCAAGCTCCATGATCGATGAACCACGGTACAAGGATACTGAAGAAGTTTTCTTTGAGCACGGACCGAGGGTCTCTGCTAAGATAAATGTATTGTGAGGATGTGTCTGATGCCATGCAATTTGGTGCGGACTAAACTTCAGCTTCTTACCCTTCGTGACTTTAAACTCAACTGTAAAAAATGTGTTCCTTTTGTTATATGCCAATGCGTCTGGCATACCTGGAATGCTTAAATTCTCTATACGATTCCACAAAATATTGGGAGTTGCTTTTCTAATTTTTTGATAAAGTTTCGCCTCTGGACCCATAAGAATTTTGAGGTAACTCCTGTTCTTTTTCCCACTCTTTTAAGACCTGTTCTACTGACTCTCCACCAGCCGAACGTGAGGCTCTGGCACCTCTAATCTTAAGATAATTTACTATTGATTGTGCATCTCCGATCAGCTCATCTCTTGGATCTACGCCTCTTCTTATCACGGCAATGCCATCATTTTCGTAGTGGTAATATAATTTACCATCTTTTATTTTGTACCAGTGTTCACTTGTTCCCATGTTTCCCTTTCTAGTAATCTTTAATATAACCTGGAGGCAATATTAATCTTTCTTCCTTGTTTGGTTTTAATACAACTCTAATGGACTCAGCGCCTGGTGTAGGTATAGCATTCTCCTGCACTTCTATTCTTTTTATCTCTTCAAGATACCCGTTCACATGGATAAATATTTTAGCGTTAGATACAGCATTACCCTTCCTACCATCAGTAAACTTGTCTAAATATTCTTGTAAATGTTTTACGTACATATGTCTGTCTCCTTGACATAATAGGATACTTACCCTAAATTGTCAAATATGGGTGTACCAAAAAGATTAACTGAAATGCAAAAAAGATTTGCTGAACTCATTGTATGGGGTGGTCCCAATGGACCTGTGTCTCAAACAGAGGCAGCTAAACTAGCTGGATACAGTGAGAAGAGAGCGGCTCAAGAAGGCTCAGAATTACTTAACCCAAGACTCAGCCCACTGGTTGTTCAGTACATAGATAAGTTAAAACAAGAGAAGTTTAAAAAGTATGAAGTGACTTACGAAAGTCACCTCGCAGAGCTTGCTAGGATTAAAGAAGAAGCTCTCAAAAAAGGTTCATTCTCATCAGCTGTAAATGCAGAAACAAATAGAGGTAAAGCGGCTGGCTTATATATTGATAGGAAAATTATTAAGACTGGTAAATTAGAAGATCTATCAGAGCAAGAGATAGAAGAGAAAATGAAAAAAATTCTAGAAGATTATTCTCAAATGATAGATGTTACCCCCGACCAAAAACAGATCGAAGGCAACATCAAAAAAGATTAATTATCGTCTTCGTCTTCAGAGTGTTCGATATCTTCGTCCTCGACTTCGTCTTGCATTTCAAGAACGTCCATAATGTTAGCTATCTTGTTTTCTAACGTTTCGACTTTTTCTTCCAACTGTTCGATTTTGTTTTTGTTTTCTTCGTCTTTGTTGAACATGTTTGCCTCCCTTTTTAGGCTTACCGATATAAGGTCCATTCCAAAAGTAATCAATCATTTTGTTTCCTAGATTATACTACTTTATCTTTGTTAGGTCCTTCTTTGAATCTGTATTTATGTGTGCCTGTACCGTTGATTTCAACTTCTTCTCTTAAAACTTTATTCAAGAATATTTCATTCCAGCCATTCTTGTATGCTTCATTAGAAGGTCTAGATCTACCGTCGTATTTTTTACCTTTTTCTCTTCTCATATTTTTATCTTCTCCATTTTAGATATTATACACTTTGGAAAAACATTTCTATCAGAAAATACTGCTTGCTCTGAATCATAGCTTGCAAA